TAAGGATCATTTGTTCCCTATCGGGTATTGTTCCAAAAGTAGCTCGCATCCATCCGAGCCAATTACTACTCCCCTTTTGCTGATTACATCTCTGACAGGCTGGTACAACATTCGTTGCAATATCTTCACCACCTTTAGATTTAGGTTTAACATGATCGATTGTAAGTTGATGTAATTCATAATTGTTTCCACAATAAACACATGTACAATTGAAGTGCTCTTTGATAGCTCTTCTCCAGAGCTTTCTAGCGTCAGGACTTGTCATGGTTATTAGATTGTATAAATAATGGTTAGGGGTTGGTAGCAGTGGGGTCATGTATTATTTACGACCCCTGTTTATTTTAAGACTTTCGGCTTTGTACGATCCGTTAGATTGCTTGGATGCATCACGTTTATCGCCTACCTTTAAACCAAGTCTTTTCCTTTCACGGTAATGCTTCTTTTTATACTCATTAGTATGGGCATACTTACCACCTTTACCGTTGTCTTTATTATGCTTGGCTCTCGCCTTAGCATTTGTACGATATGTTTCAGTTGATGATTTTGCCATACATCCTTTGGTTTACTAGGTCAGGGTCTACTTTAGGTAAGATATTAGCTAACTTATCTAATGGGTTTCCATCGTAAGCTATTCCACTAATATCATTTGTTTTAAGCCATTCACATGCTGCTTTTAAATCTTGAGTAGAAGCTGTGCCACTTCTGACCCGTGATAGAAATTCTTCTGTGACGAGGCTATGTAATTCGTTAAACTGGTCTTCTGTGGCTTTCTTCATTATTCTTTAGTTCCTGGGAATAAGTTCTTCTTAATCAAGTCTACTGCCTTATCATCAATGGTATTATCTGTTGAGTTTGCATATGCTTCAAGTAGTTGTATAACCAACTCCTTTACTGCAGATGAACTGAGGAATGCCATGAGGATGGGCTTGATAAGTACGATCATTTTTTCTTTTTGAATGGGTTGATGTTCCAAGATTTTGTATCTTCTTTGGGTGGTTGTGTTGATTTAATATAAGCAGATATAGCAATAACATCACTACACATGCTTTCTACTCTTGAGCCAGGTTTCAACATGAACCCTTTAGTTTGTAACTCTGCACATTTGAGAGTACGAACTAGCTCATAGTCTAATCTCATCTTCTCTTCTTGCCTAGCAGCTATGCTACGGCATCTACGTAGACCTTCTCGATCTAAGGGGATCATGAAGTTAATCTGACCTCCCCAGTTCTCAGCCATTGTATAACTAGAAGGTTCCATCACACCTTCATCTATATCCCAAGGTTTAGTGTGATTTCCCATATAGAATGGGGAGAATGTCATAGTAGACCCATTACATGAGATGTTAGGGCCATAATGCTGTCTAGATGGTGCTCCATTATTCTGGAATTGCACCGCCTGGTTAGTTACATTTCCTGTTGCAGCTGCTACTGGATTAGAGACATTATTGTTCTCCTCCTCTGCTTTAACAGGTGCTATTGAGAGAAGACTGATAAGGAGACCGTAGTAGAGGAGACGTCTATTTCTCTGTCTATTACTTCTACGGATAATACCTGACTGGCTGCTCTTGTTACTATTTCTAGCTCGAATGGATCTCCAGCTGTATGTAGAGTGAATATTGAATCTGAGTCGGCTATACCTCCTGAGGAGGCTGATGTATGGGTTATATTTTCCCCAGTCCATTTGTTTAATGCAGACCCATAAGTGGTCGTAGTAATTTCTTCTACGATCTCTTGAGTTGTTGTAGTTGTACTGTTCATCGAACCCTGGGTGAAGTTTGGGGTTACTAATTCTGCTCTCGCTACCGAGGGGGATAACAGTGCTAAGAGTACTAGCCATTTTTTCATTGTTTTGGTTTATCCTTTTTATTACTACCATTACTACCAGTAGTCAAGCCGAATGTTGCTAGGGCTCCAGTGAAGACACTGGCAGGAAAAGTTATGTCCCCACCTGGACTTTTCTTAATCATAGGTATTTCTACGTAGTTTAACGTAATGATAAATCCGCTCCAAACCACAACTCCAAGACGGACAAATGTACCTAAGATTTGGATTTGGTGTTCTTGGTCCTCTGCAGCATCTTTCAGCTTTCCGAGGAATCCTTTTTTTTCTTCCGCTGTTCCTTCCATTTGTTGACTTTAGCTTGTAGTTGTTTTTGAACTTTCTTTTTAATAGGTTCGAATAAAGATGAAGTAATAGATGTTGTTGCTACCGCTACTACAGCAGTAGTAACAGCAGTGATCACTACCGCAGGTTCAGGTAGTGGCATCTGTATATCTATAACAGGTATCTGTAACTTAGGTTGCTCTACTTGTTCTGTAGATTCCTGTTTAACGTCTTCAGGTGCCTCCAAATCACTCGGAGGTATAACCATAGGTTTATACGACGGTATCCGAGATGTAGGAGGTCTGAAGTAAAGAGCATCAGGTTTTGGTAATGTTGCTCTAGGTAAGTATATTTTAATACTTAGATTTACCTAAAGTAACTGCTGCATCATGCGTGGAGAAATCTTCACTTCCCCAGATACTTGTTGTACCGTCTTCTTTTTTGTATACCTTGATGATCTCAAGATGATCGACATTACGCTTAAGAGTAGCCTTATCCTCATCAGTAATAGTTGATTGAGCAGCTATACTATTAATTAAAGTAACACTATCTTTTGATGCATTGTAGATTTGTGCTACTTCATCAGTCGTTCGTTCCGCCATTAGCCTCCTCTGTAGGGTTTTCTTCTTGTGCTAGTTCGTTTAGTACATTAAGAGCACCATTAATTTCATTGAATCTAACTGAGATTTGATTTCTTTCTTCAATTAGTTTCTGAGCTTTTTCTTGTAATTTTTCCATTAGGATGGTTTAGGGTATTTATCTTTTGTGGCTTTTATTGCAGAAGCAAATCCTCCACTTGTCGTAACTGTTCCAGCTACTATGTCTTTATAGAGTAAATCAAGTTGCTCTCCTATTGGTAAATAAACAGTATCACCTGTTCCTATTCTAGGATTACCTTGTCTATCTGATTTATATTTAACTGCAGCAGCAGCCGTATTAAGCTCTGTTCGAGCTGTATCTATATTCGATTGTACGAGGGTAACTTTATTACCATCTTTGTCAAAAGCACCTTGGCTGTCATCAACACGGACAACACTTGAATATGCTTTGTAAATTGCTTCGTGATCTAGTGCCATTATGCGGCTACCTCCATCAATGTAAGAGTACTAATACCGTGATAATTATCGTTTCCTTGCCATCTATTCAAATAGATTGTATGAGCGTCAGTATGCCATTGAAGTTTATATGTAGTCGCACTTGTAGTACTAGGACTATCTAAATAAGACATATTATGTTGAATCATAAGCAAGCCTCCTATATATACACTTGTTGTAGCTGGTGCGCTACCAGAGGTATTGGCTGGTTGAGCAATATTAGTACTTCCTCGAACAAGATTTATATGCGATGTATTGCTTTGAGTATGACTTAGAAAAAGATTATAACTAATCAAAATCTTACTACTACTAGAACTTGGTGTTATTGCTTGAGATATACCTATATCTGTAAAGCTAGTAGCGGATGTTGATGCTGTATCACTTTTAGTTGTTGAAAGAACTTGAAGAATCTTACCTCCACCACTTAGATTAGATACGGTTGTACTACCATCTGAGTTAAGAACAATATTATTTGAACTAGAGGAGGCATGTTTTATATTTGTTGTAGCTAATGTACTCATGCGGCTACCTCCATAAGAGTTATTGTTGATGCACTTCGACCATCAAATTCTGAATTATTTGCATCTATACCATTACGGTTTAAATATACGGTCTCACTACCTCCCCAGACAGCACCTTGAACTTTATAAGTAACAGAAGAAGTTGTACTTGGTGAATCTAAATAGCTAATATCCACATCAACAGACTTATAGTATTCAACATTACCATCATGATAATCAGTAATGTTTTTAGTAACTCTAGGTCTATTTCCAGCAGAATCGCCTAACATTAGTTGCGTAGAATCTCTTACTAAGTAAGTGTATAAACCATACATACTTGTACCTCCAAGTATCATATTACAAGTAACTAATATTTTACTTGATGTAGAAGCAGGAGTAATCGAACAAGAAAGTCCCCAGTCTGCAGGGCTGCTATAAACAGCAGTTAGAGATGCCGTATCTGTCTTTACTGTTTGGACTACTTGAAGAATCTTACCAAAACTTTGTGAAGTACTAGGTAATGTAAAAGTTACATCAGCTCCACTTGTCGAGTTTGGAGGAGCTAAAGAAACTGAACCTCCACCACTCGTGGGTATTAATTTAATTGCACTCATATTGATAAAGCTGTGATTCCTATACGTGGTACGGATAGCTGCTGATTCTCACTACCATCCCACCAGTAAGTTTTATGTATGTGTATAGGATAACTACTCGAATATTCTCTAAATTGCATTTTTAATGTTTTATTTGAAGACCAGCTGGCTACTCTACCTGTATCTGTATTAGCAGTACCGCCAATCCTAACAGGCCACTCAAAGGTAACTAACTGAAGGATATCTTCACCAGTTATTTCTGTACGGCTATGTACAACTTCATCACTATCTACAAAGAATTTAAAATTAGCTATATGGAGATCAGTAGCACCCTCTCTACTACACTGAAAGTGGAATTTATATACCACTGTCTTTGTATCTGCTGGTGGTGTATATGCGATAGTGCTGCCAGTTACGTCAGCATAGCTATCAGTTGCAACCTGCTTGTCTGTTACGTTTGGGAGGGTTATATTTCCAGCCGAAGTTGTAACAGTCTCTCCATTACAAGGATAAAAGAACTCTTCTAATACAACATTAGTTATTTCGTTACTTAATCCTGTTACCGTTCCATTACCGTTAATTGTTACTGCCATAATTAAATCACCGTCCAAGTTTCACCAGCACCAACCGTTACGGTGACACCAGAGTTGATAGTTACAGGACCAAAAGTACCTGCATTTGTGTTGTTAGTTATTGTGTAATTAGTTGTCACTGTTTGTCCGTTTTCCCAAAATATAGAATCACCACCAGCTCCTGTAGCACCACCGCCTCCAGCTGCTTCCCATCCAGCTTCACCGTTAGCGTCAACTGTTAGAACGTAGTCTTCAGTAGCAGTAGTGTCTTTAACCGTAAAGTTAATACCAGGTATCCTGAATTTGGTAATTGCTGTATCACCTAAAGTTATTTCGTTATCTACACCTACAGCACTGGCAGTTGCATCATGTCCAAGTATTAGACAGTTGGCTCCTGTGGTAAAACCATCTGCTGCTTTTTGTCCTATTATCGTGCAATTAGTTGCTGAAGTCATATCCTCACCAGCCGATTGCCCTACCACAGTATTGTCATTACCTACCAGCGTTCCCCAGACACAAGCGTACTCACCAATAATGGTATTACGGGAAGCATTACCAGCAGTCCAAGCACTTTTTCCAATAACTATGTTACTTGACCCAGTAGTGAGTCCAGCACCTCCATTGCTTGCAATGACAGTGTTACTGGCTCCTGTAGTGAGATTTCCTGCGGCTGAATGACCGCACAAATTATTATTTGTTCCTGTAGTGACTGAATCACCAGCACCTTTTCCTATCGCAGTATTGTAATTTCCAACTGAAAGTTTTAATGCGTTATATCCTATAGCAGTTTGGCTATTTGCTGTTTCGTTAGTCTTTAAAGCTTCATAACCCAGCGCAGTGTTTGAAGTACCTGTAGTATTAGCTGTTAAAGAGTACAATCCAATGGCTATATTGTTATCTGCTGTAGTATTAGCTTTTAAAGCATCAACTCCAATGGCTATATTGTTATCTGCTGTAGTATTAGCTTTTAAAGCATCAACTCCAATAGCTATATTTGATGAACCAGTCGTCTGGTTATATATTGAGTCCATCCCAATGGCAATATTTTTCTCTCCTGTAGTTGTAAAAGCTAGAGTGCTTCGACCTATTCCAATATTTGTATTTCCAGAGGTAAGTCTTACTCCTGTAAGCCAACCGATATTTATATTATCACTACCTGTGGAATCAGATACTTTAGGGCCAGCACCGCATCCAAGTCCAATATTACGACTTCCACTTGTAGTTGCGACACCAGCTTCAGCACCTATAAATGTATTTGCTTCTCCTGTGACAGCATAACCAGCACGATAACCAAGACCTGTATTTTCTATAGTAGTAGTTACATTTCCAAGGGTATAATCACCTATACCTACATTTCTTCTTGATGTTGTTAATTTGCCAAGAGCATCTTTTCCAACTGCTGTGTTGTCATATCCAGTAGTACAAGCATCTAAAGCTTTATATCCAAAGGCAGAGTTATCGTCTCCTGAAGTGATCGCAGTACCAGCATCATATCCGAATAAAGTATTATATTCTGCATCAGTTCCAGTAAAGCTATCACCAGCATTCGAACCACCTACCGTGTTGTACTGAGCATCAGAGCTAACTCCTCCACCAGCAGCAGCTTCCCAACCAGCTTCTCCATTAGCATCAACTGTTAAGACATAATCTTCAGTAGCAGTAGTATCTTTAACAACGAAGTTAATACCAGGTATCCTAAACTTCGTTATATCGCTATTACCTAGAGTTATTTCGTTATCGACCGTTGGCGAGCTAGGCATTGCTAACTTTCCTATTATTGTATTATTAGCACCTGACGTTAAAGCTGTACTCGTATCATTCGAATTATAACCAGCGTACGAACCTATACATATATTGCCACTACCTGTCGAACTGTAACCAGAGTGAGTCCCTATACCAACGTTTTCACTTGCGGCACAATTATATAAAGCTTTATATCCGACAGCAGTACTGTGATCTTCGTGCGTTATAGCACCTGATAAGGCTTGTTTTCCTACCGCTACGTTTTGACTTCCCGTCGTGAGATTGTCTAGTGCTAAACTTCCAACGGCAGCATTTTCATACCCAGTTGTAGTATTTCTCGCCGCATGTGCACCAATGACCGTATTGCTATTACCTGTAGTCTGAGAATTTAAAGTTTGATGACCAATAGCTATATTGTTATATGAAGTATTTTCTTTTAAAGCTTCATATCCAATAGCAATATTTTGAGTGCTAGTTGCTAGTGTTTTTAAAGCTTCAGATCCAATTGCAACGTTCTTATCGCCCGTAGTTAGAGCCGTACCAGCGTTATATCCAAATAAAGTGTTGTTAGTAGCATCTGTACCAGTAAATGAGTCTCCTGCATTCGTACCACCAATCGTGTTGTATTGAGCGTCAGAACTAACTCCTCCACCTCCAGACCCAACCTCAACTACTGAGCCGCCTGAAGTTTTTGTAAACAAACCTCCATCAGAGGTATTAATGGCAAGTTCACCTACAGTTAAATCGCTTGCTGAAGGGTCAGCAGCTTTTCTTTTATGTAGTATATTTGCCATTTACCATGTACCACCATCGATAATACCACATCCTAATTCACCAGTTGAGGAATTATAAGTTAATTGAGAATCACTCTTAGGTGCTAAATTTCCAGTTGCTGCAGTAGCAAATAATGGGAAACATGTTGTATCACTTGATTCATCAGCAACTGTTACTGTAGTTGCTATTGCAGCTGTACCTGATGTATCTTGGTTAAGTGTACCTACAACGAAATCTATTGTATTATCACTATCTTGATAAGTAACTGTAATACCTGTTTCAGTATTACTACCGACCATAGCACCAACAGTATCAGATATATATTCAGCTAAAGTAGTACCATTAACTGTATATGCATCTGCTTCTAATGTTCCATCAATATCAGCATTACCTGAGATATCAAGACTTGCTGCATCTAATTCCCCTCCAATAGTTAATAGACCAGAACTAGGATTATAGGTTAATCCTGTATCAGTCTCGATACCTTGAGCACCTGTTGCTCCATCTACAAAAGTTAAATAGGTAGTCTCATCTGTTGAGTTATTTGCTGTAGCAGTTACATTACTTGCATTTGTAGCAGTACCTGCATCTTCCCAAATAAGACCATTACTATCTGAATATTTTAGAACATAACCATCAGTAGGACTGTTATGTATATCTAACTTATCTTCTACAATTGAGTCATCGCCTATACGTGCAGCAGGTAAGGTACCTGATGATAAAGCGGAAGCATTAGTTGAATCTGCAACTTCAGCCCAAGTTAAGCCACCAGTATTACCTGATTGAGCTTGTAAGAAATAACCATTAGTAGGTGAGTTAGATACCTTTAGATTAGCTTCATCTACTACATCATTTGCAATAGTAGTAGCGATATCGCAATCTGCACTTCCATTAAAACTTGTATCACTAGCAGTAATTTCTCCAGTTAAAGAGAAGTTTCTTGCTGAAGCTAAGTTTGTAGCAGTAGCAGAGTTACCTGTACATGATCCAGAAGATCCACTTGTATTACCTGTTACATTACCAGTTACGTTACCTTCTAAGTTACCTACAAGTGTACCTGTTGTAACTGTTAAGTTACCAGTTGAATCAGCAGTAGCTGTAGTTGTACCTAATAAAAACTTATCTGTTGATTCATCCCATCCAATAAAAGCATTATCACCAGTTGAACCTCTTTCAATTAGTAATCCGCAATCGTTAGCGTTAGAACCAGCACCACTATTTAATTCAAGTAGATTATCTGCAACAGTTGTATTTGTAGTTGCTACGGTAGTTGTTGTACCATTAACAGTTAAGTTACCAGTAACTACAACGTTATTACTAAATGTTTTATTACCAGCTACTGTTTGTGCATTTGTTAAATCAACAAACGCTCCTGATCCACCAATCTTAATTACACTAGCTGCATTACTACCACTAGTTCCTTCACCATAATAAAGTATATCGTTACCTTCAGTAAACGCTAATTCTGCGTTTGCTAAATCTGAACTACTAGGTGCTGTTGACCCAGTAGATCTTTTTATTCTAATTTGAGCCATGTTTTAAAAGGAGCCTCCGTCCACGATTTTTGATAATGTTTGAGTCGTATCAGCCTTAAACTTCGAAGCGCTAGAGCTATAATAAATAACAGAACCATCAGCCTTAGCTGATTGATCTAAGACAAAATCAGATGAGCTGCTTATAAGTGGATTACTTGTATCAGCAACTTCTTGAGAAAAGTATAAACTTTGGTCAAAGTTATTATTTAGATCTGTAGCTCTATAGGATGAACCAGATGCGAAAACAGCTTTAGCTGTATCGACATCAGTGTTTCTATAAATCAGTACCTTAACTCCAGCACTAGGAGCCGAGTTTAATTGGATGGAGGTGGCTGTTGCAAATGTAAATGCAGTTGTATTTGTACCGTCTAGCGATACCTTCACGTCTTCAGTTTTTAGATAAGGGAAGTCAAATGAATAAGTTACTGTACTTCCGCTTTGTGTGTATTCTTTTGTTGTTACAGCCATATCTCATTGTTGTGTATTTTAACTAATAGCTGTTATAGATATAGTTGGATGATGCATAGTTGCTGCGGGGTTACTATCCCAGTACGCCAGATCATGAAATCTTGATAAGTAACCATCTGAATAAGCTTTAACTAAAATTTTAATAGTTTTTGCTGACGTCCAAGAACTCATTTGTCCTATACTTAGGTTATTCGATGATCGTATTATAAAAGGCCACTCAAAATGTTGAGACATTTGAGTGCTAGATGAGTTTATGTAAGGTGAATATCTTGCTGCAGTTACTTCATCAGTGTCTAGCATTAAAGATGTATGATAAAGAATATGACCATTGGAGTTGTTAGGTCTTACGAAATAATTAAATTTATAAACCACCGTTTTTGTATCTGCTGGTGGTGTATAAGCCATTTGACTTCCATTAAGAGTAACCCAACCTCCTGTAGTATTAACGTCTTGGGCTGCTTGAACATTTTGTGTTTGATACGTACCACTACTAACAACAGCAGATGTACCAGTACAACATAATGTAAATGTTTCTAATACAGAACCAGCAGGTTTTATAGAAATAGGAGTAGCCCAAGTTAAACCGCCTGTATTACCAGATTGTGCTGTTAAGACATAACCGTTAGTTGGGTTGTTAGATATTTGTAATTTAGCTTCATTAACAGCTTGATTATCTATCTTAGCTTGAGTTGCAGCAAGATCAGCTATCATATCTGTTGCTACTTGTACTTCTTGTACTTGACCTGCTGAAGCTCTACCTAGTACTCTATTAGCAGTTACTATATTTTGTAGCTTAGGATATGTAACTGCATCATCTTGAATAGCATTAGTATCAACTGCATTGTCAGCTAACTCACTAGCACCTACTGCATTAGCTGCAATTTCATCAGCCGTAACAGCATTAGTTTCTATTTCATCAGTACCAACACTGTTATCAGCCATCATTGACTTCTCAACAACACCAGTCCTAATAACCCAGTCAGTATCACTATTAACAGTAATATCATTCTTATTACCTGTAGTGATACCTCCAGATGTAGTCGTAACTAATTTAGCTTCTTCTATTGCATAGAGTGCTTGTTTTTGATTTTCATTTAAACTTGCTGCCGTGATAGATGAACCTGCTGCATACTCATGTTCAGCTGTGTCTATATTTGTATTACGATATAGTTTTACGTTATCTGTACCTGATGCAGGAGCTGTTCCAAAAGTAACTGTGTTTCCAGAAATTGTATAATCCGTGTCAACAGTTTTAGTTACTCCACCTACTGATACACCTATATCTGCATGTGTTAAATATGGGAATGTTATATCGAATGTTTTATCTGATCCATCCCCATTATACGTCTTTTCTGTTGCCATGGTTATTTATTTTGTAGTATGTATTCAGGGTAAGCATCTTCGGTAGGTAATTGTACATCGATTGCTTGATCGATTGCTCCTTTTTCAGTAAAACTTTTAGAAGCACGTTTAATAAACTCTCTATTTCGTATTTCGGATAACATTTCTTCAGATAATGAAGCTTCTGCTAATTTTTTAGAAGATTCAAAAGCTTTTCTTATTCTACTATATACTTTTTTATAATCTTCAATAGCGAATAATTCATTCCCTATGCCACCTTTACGTTGTTCTCTAAGTATATTGGTAAAACCTTTAGTACCGTTATACTCAATATTTTCAGCATACCTTTTAATTTTCTGTAATTCACGTTTAAATACACCTTGCTCACCCATTTTACTGAAGATAGCACTACGTTCAGTGTTAGTTAATTCAACACCACCAGTACTGCTATTCATTTGTGGATTAGCATTATATTCAATCTTTTGTAGAAAAGTATGTAATTCTGAAGGATTATCGTGACGCTTCATAGGACTATATGCATTCCATGCTCTAACAAAGAAATTTTCTGGATAACGTATTTTATTACCATCAATAAAATCGTAAGATTCAGGAAGTGCCCCTTGTGGATCAAAGGCGTCCAACCAATTATTTCTATTACGTATAGAATCACCTAGTTCTGCTTTTATTTCACGTAAGGTTGGATTCATAACACGTCCTAATTCATTACGTTGACCAGATAAAGGTAAAATAGCATTACCAAAAGATGATGCCCATCTATTAAATGCACTACCATTACCTTGTAGAATATCATTTAATGGTTCTACATTAGATAAAAGACTTTTGTTTGTAAAACTTGAAGCAAATACAAAAGATAACTTTTTCCAAAACTCTTCTTGTTTTGAGGTACTTAGAGAATCAGCATTATCTGCTACGGTTACAACTGTTGATAACCATTCACCTAATGGACCTAACCAAGCATAATCATACCATCCACCATCTAAACCTTGAAAAGTGTTTTTTACCCAACCAGTTTTAGTGCGAACTCTTTGTCTAGATTTATCCCAATGACCAGCTCCTCTTAATCTACCAGATCTATAAGCACCTAAAGCTGCCATAGTAACTACTGTACCTAAAGCTACTTTACCTTTTACTTCAGCTCTTATTTGACGAAATTCTGTCATATAGTTTGCGTCAAAGTTTTTACCACGTCTTTCTAAGATTTCTTTAATCTCTTCAATGGGAAACGATTCAATCTTTCTAGCACCTAAAGGGCCGAATAATTGTTGATATTCTTTTGAAAAAGTACCGAATGGACTATATCTACCTACAGTAGCCAGTACATTAGCCGATGTTCTAGGGAACATAAAGTGAGGTTTGATTATAGGGAATCGATCTAAGATAGCATTAAAACCTTTAACTAAAGGACTATCTAAGTTTAAAGCTATTTCACTGTTAAGATATTCCACAGCTTTATCTGTAATCATTCCGTTTTCATCTTGCATTTCTTTGAAGATTTGATCTTTAACTTCGAAAAATGCATCTTTATCAATTTCCCTACCTTCTTGTATAAGTTTATCAAAGGCTCTGGCTTTTGCTTCTACGTGACCTGTTACTGATCTAGAAAACCCATCTAAACCTGTCATAGCATTAGTACCAAATCTAAGCACAGGGTTTTCAGCCATTGTTTCTAGATTTTCATATACATGTAATAGAGCACTAGCTCCAAACTCATCTTGTTCTTCAGCTGCTTTTGCATAAGACCAAAGCATATCTAAGTTATTAGCTTTTTTTAATGCTATATCTTCACGCATTGCATAACTAATAGCTCTAGGTTCTAAAGAAGCTTTTTTGAAAACTAAACCAGCATGGCTTAAACTTTTAGTTAATGTATCATCTAATGAGAAATGAGACCACATAGCTCTATGCATTATATGCCAATCACCTTCTAATGCAGCCCCAGCCATAGTTGCTATAGGTCTAGCACTTAAACCACCTAAGTTTCCAACTAAAGCTTTAATAGGAGTAGAGAAGGCAGAAAGAACAGAGTTAAATATATTACCTAAAAATGCTTTATTAATCATAGGTGGTATATCAGGATTACCATCATACAAAGCTTTTTTAAATACACCTAAACTATTACTAACATAGTGATTTAATTTATATAATGAATTTACATCACCATCAGTTAGTTCATTAGCTAACATAAAACTTTTTAAGAAATCAGGATTAACTTCTGCTATTTCTCTAATTGTATTAGTATATTCTTTTACATTAGGAATTAGTTCATTAATTTTACTTTTGATTTCATCTTCGATAGCTTTAGCTGCTTGACCCATAATTTGAGGGTCTTTAGTATCAGCTGCTACTTCCCAAGCATTAAGATTAGATCTGTAGGTACCAGCTTCGAAATTAGCCACACCTTTTTCTATCATCAAATACTCTATACGATCTGCTATTTCATTCGCAGCTCTACGCATAACAGTAGTATCATCCATTAAACGAATACCTTCTGATATATCAGAGATTTGACCTCCTAAAGAAGTAACTAAATAAGCTCTAGCTTTTTGTACATCAAGATCAATAATATTTTCTTTTAAACTTTTAATAGCTAATTTAACACCTTCAGAACCTTTCCTATTAATGACTTTTAATTCAGTATCACCTACTGCACGTTTAAATTCATCTAATAGTTTCATCATATCTCCAGGTTCCATTCTTGGATCAAGAAGTATTTCTGATAATCTTTCACCAGACTTTTTAATTTGTGCTGAAGTAATCTTTTTACCATTAGCTAATTGTTTTGAATATACACCACCTTCTTTTAAGTTTTCAGCTAGTTCTTTGATAAGAGTTCTTTCACTCATATTAGCTGGATCTAACCCAACTTTTAAAGCAGCTTCACTGATAGGATTACCTAAACGTCCGTATGTTGTGTCTATAGTGTTATCGATCCTAGCTTGGTCTACAGCAGCCCCTAAGATGCCATCTGGATCTTTTGTACGTGTTAAGCTTTCCTTGTCACTAAAGACGTCGTGAACGCCTAATACGGGCTGATTAGGATCTTTAATTGGTATAGTACCGTTTACTTTAGCTTCTCCTAATTCATCTAAAGCTTTTTCTTTTCTTGCATAGTTACGTAAAACTGTATCTTCTATTGGATTATCAGAGAACTTAATCTTTGAAAATTCATCAGTTGTTAGTTCTTCTATACGTTTTTGAGCTTTAGGGTTTTGTGCTATGAATTTAGTTGTTTTATCTAAACTCTTACCAGCTTTAAGTAAATAAGCTGAACCTTCAACTACACTACTAAGTACATTAAAAACAGCACCTTCATTAACATTCTTCGAACGTTTAGTATCAGAACTATCAGAATCTAAAGTAGCTATTGTATCAGGAATAAATTGGTAAGTTTTAGGCCAATGCTTTTTCAACATACCTGTAGCATTATGATCTTCTTGATTTTGTTTTGCTATATAATCAACAAAACCACCTGTACCTACATCAATACCGAATTTAGAAAACCATTCAAAGGTTTTACTATTACCTAAACGTTGCATCCAAGGTGCAGCTAATTTAGCTTTATGTAGTTTTGTACCAGTTTGAATAGCTTTTGCTCTTAAACCTAAAGAAGGTATAATTAAGCCTGACATATCCCTAACTGATTCTAATACCTTACTTTCATATTTAGGTAGTTTTGGTATTTCAGGTATATTGAAAGGGTCTCTAGCTGGACCTGTAATCCAATTAGCTAAATCTGTAACAGTATCTACTACACCTGCACCCATAGCTGCAGGATAGTTAGATGCATTTTGTAAAGCTTTAAGTGGGTTACTTACATCTGCATCACCTCCAACTTCATTGAAACTTTCAGCAAATGTATTGTTACCTGTTTCCGTAGAAGCAGGTTCTTGTTGTGTGTTGGAAGCAGGTGTTTGTTCTGCAGCTTCTCCTATACCAGGTGTAATCGGTTCAGCTAGACTTTCTAAGTCTTCTGGTGTAAACTCTGGTATTTGGATTTCAAGCTCCTCTTGAGGTTCGTTTTCCATTTTATAATTTTAAATTAAGGATTAAAAGGATTAAACCCAGGTCTCATTGGTATATTAGGTATTCCAAACATTGACAAGTTTAAATCTTCATCGTATATACCTTCAGGAGATAATTCATAAGCTATACTAGTATATGTATTTTCTGAAGGGTCTCTCATAATCGACACTTTTGCTTTAGGTGACAACTCTTTTTTCCAAGTTTTAGCAGCATCAGTTTCTTCTATTTTTTTACCGCCTTGTCCACTATAAATAATCCAAGGTGGTACGTTTAATTCATCGCTAAGAAATTGTATATCAGGACTCCATGTACCCGATTCTTCAAATTCTACTTCTATCGATGCAAGTGAATCTTTGTTTAATAAAACTTCATCATTATTAACTATTGCTTGTCTACTAAGACCTTGATCTGTTAAAGATTTTATAGTATTTCTAGCGTTGCGTTTTCTAATATCATTATTAGAAAAATCAGCTCCTATACTTTTTAAATAATTTTCAAATCTTCCAGTTTTAGAATTATAAGAATATAAACCAGGTCCATCTATAGTATCACCTCCTTTAATTTTAAAATCTGTTGTTACTATTGTAGCTGCTGTTGTTGCAGAATTAGGATCATTAGGATCTAATTTAATATATTCTTTATTAAAGTCTCTTTTTAATTTATCGACAATACCTTGGGCTTCTGGAGTTAAACCCTTGTTATTAGTATAAGCAATACCTGCTTGAGATACAAATACATTCTCAAAAGTATTTAATGTATTTTTATATGAATCGGTTTTTCTACCATTTTCTTGTTTCTCAGCTTTAGATGTCCACTCCTGCATTAAATAAGAAACGCCTGTTTTATTAACCATTTCTACAGTTAATTCATTATTGGCATAAGCTGTTTCTAATTCTCTTTCTGCAGCTTTAATTGTTAAAGTACCTGTATCTAAATTATCTCTTATACGTTCTAAATTTTCTGGGTTGTGACCATTTTTAATTAAATCATGGATAGCAGTATCTAAAATTATTTTTTGATCTTCTGGAGTAGTACCAGGGTTATCTACAAGCCATGTAGAAATACGAGTTTCTTTTTCCTCATTTATTTGTTTATTACGTTCTTTGTTTTCTTTATGTCTTTTAATAGATCGTTTAGAAAGTGCGTCTTCAATACCTTCAGCTTTTTCTTTTCCAAGATAATCTCTAAAAGTTTTGAATCCATCTAAACCAGTTTCACTCTCAAGAAGTATTTTTATTTCGTCTTCAGTAAATGTATCATTATCTATACCTATTAAAAGTTTATTATAGTCTTCATTTTTATAAATCTTTCTTTCGCCACCATATAGTAAATGTTTTTTATTAACATTTTGTATAAATGTTTTAGCAGCTAGACCTGTTCCAGCATTTATTGTATTATCTAGTTCTTTATTATATAAAGTAGTCCTCTCAGCTTTTTCTAATTTAGTCCTTGTAACAGCTGCTGTTGTTGTTGAATTTTTAAATAATGTACTAAATTGATCGTAAATTTTTAATTCTTTTCTAGTAGCAGCATCTAATCTACCAATGCTAGTGTTAGTTATGTAATCTAATTCAAATTGTTTGTCAAAGTTCTGCCTAGCTAGAGTATCTAATTGATTATAATTTGCCCTATCTTTAGCTTGTATATACGCTGACGCCGCATTTATCATATCTTCGCCAGCAAAATATTTATTTAACCAAGAAATATCTCTTGGATTTTCAATACCATTTAAAATATCACGTTTTTCAGCTGATAAATTATATTTCATTTTATCAACTTCATCACCTAAATCTTCTAGTTTTTTCTTATCTTCTAAATTTTTTAAATAATCTTGTGAAGTAATACCTGCTTCTTTTAGCTCAACTTGATAGTCTGCCTGACGTTTTTCATCAGCTTTTAACTGCTGTTCTTTAAACATCCCTGCAGCTGTTGGGGATAAATTAACTAATGTCTGTATTCCTTTACTTAATTCTTGAGCATTTTGTACTCGGTATTGAGCATTAGTTTGTTTTTGTTGTAGTAATCGTGCTAGATTATCGTTGTTTCTAGCCACTGAATTTCTTGCACCTGTAGCGTAATCAGGTACAGGTAGTCTTTTATATTCTGCCATAGTTAGTTGCCTTTTATAATTTTACCAGCGGATGCCCCAGACACAGCACCTGAGATACCAGCCGTTAAGCCAGCTAAGAGTGGGCTTCTATAAACAGGTTTTGGCGGCTCAAACCCAGGTACTTTCTCCCACATAACATTTGCAAATAATTGTGATCTATCAGCTTTAGCTTGGTTTCTTAATGATTCAGCTGTTTCTTTAAAAGCATATTCATTTTGAGTTAAAGCATAAGCGTTTCGTGAACCTTTTCTTAAGTATTCAGCGAAGTCTAAAGTTTCTATTCTGTCAATAGATCGACCTGTTCTACCAGATGCTGCTAATGAAGCACTTTCACTGTCTTGTAAAAAGTCTTTATAATCTTTTTCATCTGATTGTAAAGCTTGAGCAATTAAATTATTACGTTCAGCATCAAGTTGTTCAAAACCTTCACCTAAAGCTAAAGCACTTTGGTCTAGACCTTGTTCATATTGAACTCTTTCAACTCCTGCAATTGACAACTGACCCATCCAATCAGCTTCACGTTGTTGAAGGGCTGATTGATATGACTGAGCTCTGGCTCTATTTTCGGCATTAGCGGCATTAGCAGCTCCTATAAAACTAGCTCCTCCTGCGACTGCTGCTCCTACTACTGGATTGCACACGGCAAAATTCTATAAAGGATAATTGGTTAGGTCCGTATTTTAATTCCCGTAAAAATTTGAACCCGAGGAATTTAAGTAACTTAAGATGGACAACGTTTCTTTTATCAACGATGTTCCACAGTAACTTATCTGTTTGTCTTTCGACATATCGTTTAGCTTCTCTAGCAAAGGTGATTGGATAGTCATGGATAGCGGGTGTACATAACATCCATATCAGGCCACCAGGGTTTACACCAGCCATACCAGCAGTCTTGCCGTTAGGCACTGTGAAGTAGACACAGGGTGTGTTCTGAGCAGCGTAAACTAATACTTCCATTGGATCATAGCCATGACCTTCTTCGACCTCTCTACGGTCTTCTAGACGTAAATTAGAGGCCACCTCAATGGCAGCCTCTTTTGTGATTGGGTGAATGTAGTTAGACACGTTTATAATATCTATCTGAATAGTTACCTTCCCAGTTCATTGAATACAATGTTGCAGGTGAAGGGTGTTGGGAATTAAGTAATAAGGTTAAGTTAGTATTCTTTTCATATATTGGTATATTAACAATTTGCTCACCATCTATACCAGCGGTGTTAGCTGTATAGGTATCGGCTTTAACTGATTCAAATACTTCAGAATAATCTGGTTTACCTATTCGTTTCAGAGTTACCTTATACACACCACTAGGACCAAGACTAAACTTAGTTCTTTGTAATACTAATGATGCTTGTATATCAGATCTATAACTTTCTCCTTCTCTTCTTCCTACATAGATAGTTGGAAACTCAACTTCCATATCAAAGTCATAACCTAATACAACATTGAATGCTTTATCACTATCACTTGTAGTCCAATTACCAGGTATCTTTACCTTAGTTGTACCATTATCATCAAATGTAGTGACTGGTGTTAGTAATCCATTGAAGTCTTTATCTGATCCTGTAGACACAGCAACAGCATATAACTGTCTGGAACTATTGAAGTCAGCTGCAGTATGGTCGAACTTTGTGTAGTGACCATTTGAGACATACGTTAAATTGGTATGAGCAAAGCTCTTAGCATTATCTAAGTGAACCCTATAAGTAGCATCTTCAACAATGGTATGAGAGTTATCATCTAACTTGATGCTGAACTTCTGCATCACTGATCTAGGTTCATAAACTCTAATTGTTGAATTATTAGCAGGTGCAGATGTAAAGACAATACTAGAACTACTTAATGAGAAACCAGATGTTTGATCAATACCATTTATTTGAACATTAAGCTTAGATAAGGCTGGCATCGGATCAAATGCTGTATCAAACGAAGTGGTACTTCCATTACCAGTAAAACTTTTATCGTTAACTATATTCTCAACGATCCCATACAACGCATCATCAAGCATAGCTATATGCTGTATCTCACCACCTAACTCCCATTCAAACCAAGCTTGTTGTAGTCTTTGTTCTCCTGTTGTGTAGTATCTAAAACCATATAGTTTACTAGTACCTTTAGTCGCAAAGAATATAGTTGAGTTCTCTCTGGAGTTAGCTATTAGATTAATATTTTTAGGGAATGCTTTAGAAATATTTTTACTTTGTTCTAATACAGTTACTTCTCCTTCTCTTAGTACACTTTGCATTTCAAAGAAACGAGTGTATTTACCTGCATTATCTAAGAAAGCTGTAGTAGTACCAAGTGATACTGGATTGGTTTCAGAATTAAAGTTATAAGAAGATAGTGCATTTATCTTTGCAGTTATCGGACTAAGTACATCACTATCTGTAGTCAACATAAACTGTTGATTCTTAGTAAATAAAACTAGACCTGCGTTAACTTGTAAACCATCATAGACAATAGCTGGATATTCAGAACTACAAGATAAGTCAATCATATCTGTA